TCTGTTACAGTATATTTTGTACCCTTTTCAGTTTCAGTATCTCCTACAGTATATTCTCCTTTTGAAAATTGAGCTAATTCTAATACAGATGCTGCGTCTTGAGTATCCATATCGTATCCTGAATTATCGCCTATGTTTGATTGACTACTGGTCATATCTTTAATAGGGCTATATAATTCTTCAATAGCATCTTCAAACAATTGTTTGTAGTCTATAAATTTTGAAGGTCGGTTTGGAATGGAAGGATTAGGGTCAGTAAAAGGTTCGCCTATTTCATCTTTGCGTATTTTAAACGCTTTAGGTGAGGCATATTGCTCGCCGGAGCCAGCTGCAAAGGAAGCACCAGTTCCAGTGGTGCTCATCTCTTACTTTAAACCTGTTACTTTTAGTTTCATACTGTCACTATTTCATTAGAAAGATCGAGATATTGTAGTAGCGCAACTAAATGATCGTCTTTTAACTTTCTAGTCTCTAGGATAGGATCGATAAGGTTTATAACTTCTTGAATTTTTATTTTAAGTGCAGGGTCCTCTATTTTACCTACGTTTTCTTTCAGCACAGCAGATATACCCTTGAATTTTGTATTTAAAAATTCTTTGAGTTTAGGAGCGTCGCTTGCACTATTGATGTACTCTTTAAGTACTTCTTTTTGTTCTTTACTTAACCCGTCAAACTTTGTATTATACTTTTCAAGCATAATTTTGTATGTAAGAGCGCGTGTACCTTTATCCAAAGACATTAGTTCTTCAACTAATGGTGATAAAGACATTTTAATATCTGGGTGAGATGTAATATGTTCTAGAATAGTAATTTTAGATGTGATAATTGATTCGGGGTTTGCGAATTTTTTATCATTATATGATTCTAGAAGAACATATGTTGAAGCTAATAGCTTGTAATTTTTTATTTTAGCCCCGAAAAAATCATTCATATCGAAATTTTCTTTAATTTCGCGAATTAGATTGTATTTTTCCTTGGCTAATTTCTCTCCATCTAACTTTCTAGACATATCTAGTACTGTAGATAGTACTGATTCGGCTTTACCTTCTGATAGAGAAATTGAATTGTTTATTACTTGATACAGTTTATTTTCGTTGGCAAGTTCGCTTTTAGTAAAATATTTTTTTACTAATGCAGCAGCCTTAGAATTTCCATTGGATAAAGTGTCCGCAGTAATTTTTCTTACTAGCAATTCGAACAAGATACCAGTGTTCTTGTATTTATTATGTTTTATTTTCATAAGTAGTGCGCTACTAGTTATAAATATTGAAATTACTTAATTTCCTCACGGATTTGATCCTCGTCTAATAACTTTTCGCCTTCAAAAAGAGATACCTTTTGTTTAGGAAACATACCTTTTAGCATTTTTTCGTTTTTAGCAAATACTGCCTTAGTACTAAGATTAAGGTTTTCTATAGTTAAACCAGGTCTTTCTTCTTCGCCTGATTTAGCTTTCATTCTAGCACTACCGAGTGTGTCTTTACCTAAGTTGCTGTCTTGTGTGCCATAGTCTGAGGCTTTTTCTTCAGGACGACCAAGTGCTCCTTCAGGATAGTTAGGATCATTTTCGTTATACCCAGATGGTACTCCTTTTGATCCAGGATATCTACCTGCTCCATATAATGAGGCTAATGCGTGTGGTGTACCATATGCTTCGCCTGATTCTGCAGGATCGTTTCCTTCTTCAAGGATTTGGTTTTGTCTGAAGAGACGTTTTTGGTCTTCAATAAGTAAATCTCTATATTCTTGATATTGATCTTCACTGAAGTGGAAGATATTATCATATATCCAATCTGTAGGCATTAATTTCTGATCCATCATCATGCCCGCTAAATCTACTTTTTCTTTCAATAAAGCTATTCTTTCTTGATCATAAATGATAGAAGGAGTAGTTAATTGTAATTCGAAGTTTGTTAAAGCACCACCATCATATCCTTGTGCATATAGGTGTACAAGTGCAATTTTAGTTAATTCAGAAATTAGTATTCTTTGAATACGTTCTACTGTACGAGCAAAACGGATATCTTCAGCAGCAAGTGTTGCTTTACCTTCTAGATCAGCTTCGTATCCTAAGAATGCTTTTGGAACTTTAAGTGCTGAGAATAGTTTGTCTCTTAAGTAAGTAACGTCTTCAATAGCAGCGTAATCTAAACCTTTTGTAGTTTCAATACGTGTAGTTTGGTCACCACCTCTTACAGGAATATAAAAATCCTCTAAGATGTTTTGCATGTTGAACTTTAAGTTGTAATCACCTGTATTTGGATCAACATAAGGTGTTTTCTTCATCTTGTTGATCATTCTTTGCATGTAAGTCTCTACCTCATTTGGTGGAATGTTACCTACGTTTACATAGAAAGTACGTTTTTCAGGTGCACGTACAATACGGTGAATTAACATTGCGTCTTCCATCAATGTCATTTGCTTCCAGATCTTACGAGCTGGTTCGAGATACGATCTTCCGTAGGGTAGATAGTTAAAATCTGATAATAGACGGAAATGTGCCATTTCGTAGTTATCAAATATAACTTCTGTACCAGTATTAACACCAAATGCAGGGTTAATTTGTTGGAAACCTAAAGCGTTTTCAGATACTGAGTAGCTAGGATCGTATTTGAATTTTACATCTGAGGGATTTTGTGGATCTGTACCTTCTAGTCTTAAAATAGTATAAGAGGAGAATGGTACAACATTATAAACACCAAATTTTTCAGATATTTCTAATTTTAGATAAAAATCACCATATTTGATCATGTTACGAGTCCAACTCCATAAGTTGAATTCGATATTTAAAACATCATAAAATAGGTTATATAAGATTTTTTGTACAGTTTCGTCTGAAGAGCGTATTTGTAGTACTTCGCTCATATCATTACGTAAAGTAGCTTCATCAGCTACAATATCTAAAGCAGAGGCTACGATAGCATCTGTATCCATTGCCTCGTAGTCAGTATATAGTTGAATTCGTGTAGAAGGGAAATTTGTTTGTTGTTGTGTAATGTAATTTATACCTCCTACTGTACTATATAGTTTGTTAAATCGGTCAAATAAGGAATTTGTTTGCAGTTGGCCTAGTGACTGAATCTGGTTTGAATCAGCTACTTTAAGTTGATTTCCTCCTACGTTTCTAATTATAACGTCTGTGGAGAATAATCGTCTTAATCTACCAAATAATGAAGTATCTGCCATTTTGTATATATGTAATAAATATTAATTATCCCAATAACCAGGAAATATCTTCCTTACCGCCATGTGGGTTTTCCATTTCGTATGGGTTTTTTATACTTGAATTTGCTGTGTAAATGTTGGGAGCTTGGTAGTTAGTTGAGTGAACACTTCCAAGTGCTGCTCGTGCCATATCTACACCTTGTTGTCTAAAGTGTAGTGCTGTGTCTCTTAAAAATACTCCAATACCAAACGCCATAGTTAAATCATCATTGTATCCTGATAATGCTTGTGCTTTACCATTTTTCCAAACAAATGTTCTCAATTCCTCTAACAGTCTTTTTGAACGAACCGTTACGGATTTTTCGTGAAGATATGAAACCATTTTGGAGATAACAAGTGGTCTTGTTTTCATTGATGTAGTAAATCCAGGTACCATACCTTGCCCGTTCTCGAACTTGTTAAGATATTGGTCTGCGTTAGACATTGCCATGTCCATTTTAGGGGAATAATATAAATTACGATACCCTCTATCTATTAATTGCTGTATTACAGCCCAACCTATATTTGCGTTTTCTACTACAAGTAGAGCATCGTTATATTCGGTTGCTATGGCAAATAACATATTGCCATAATCTTTTGTGCTAACTTGTGCCTTAAATTCAGCTACTTGGGTAGCCTCTTCTATATCTAATATGTGAAATGCAGAAAAGTCATTTCCATCACCTCGAGCAACGTCAGCTACAACAACATATGATTTTGTATAGTCTGGGATTTCCCAAATCCATAGATTTCCACCAACTCCTCGTCTTTCAACGGGTTCTTGAAGGAATGTTTTTTCATAGAAGTTTAAAATGTCAGGTTCTATTACAGTCTCCCCGGAAGTGCTAAAATCGCAATCACATTCCTGTGCTGCCATTCTATTTCCTAGGATAATATCCTGCTCGTCTCTCCAAGTTTGGCTACGCTCTGGATGTACAGTCCATGGTAACCGAATTGGTATAAATGTGTTTTCTCTTGCTTCTGCTTTAGCCCATGTTGAATGGAACCAGTTACCTGTACCGTAAGGTGTAGATAAGGCGATACAGCCCCCACCAGTTGCTAGTGTTTGTTGTGCTGAAGCGAATATCTCATCAATTCCATCGATGAAGGCAGCCTCATCTATTAATAGCAAAGATACTGCTTCTGAACGTCCCGCATCTGATGATGCTGATGTGGCTTTGATTTGAGAACCGTTAGCTAGTCTCAGCGATAATTTGTTATGTTCTACTGTTTTTATCCTCAGCCATTGGGGCAAATTGTCATACGCGAATCTCACCTTAGTTACCATGTTTTTCGCCGTTTCTTGCTTGGTTGCGATACACAGTACGTTTTTATCTTTTTGAAACAACATCATCCATAAGGCGAATGCAGAACATAAAGTAGATATACCTAACTGTCGAGATTTATTGATAATAAGATAGTCCTCGTTTTGCATATGACGGAGGACTTTTTCTTGGAAGGGATATAGATTGAATTTGATTCTACCCAGTTTTGGGTTTTGAATCATATAATATTTTTTCATAAAATATACCGGATCTTGGGCACACTTTATGAATTCTTGTTTTATTATACTTTTTAAATTCTCAGCCATTTATTTTTGTACTAAAAGTAGAAGAATAGCCGCACCTCCAATTGTAGAGGTGATTTTATATAATTTGGTTTTTCGTCTTTCTTTTTTTAATGACTTTTGTAGAGAAATAGTAGCGTTTTTTTGAGAATTTAATTGGTTATCTTTTTTCTCTAACATGTTTTGGGTATTTAATACCTGTGTTCTTAAATTAGATACCAATTCCCCTTGAATAATTAATTTCTGATTTGTCTCAGATAGGATGGTTTGCATTGACTGCATTTCTTGAGTTAAACCATCGAACTGAATTAAGTCTTTAATTACCAGTTTCGCTACTGGCTTTACTAATTGAATCGTTGAGCTGTCGGTAGCGCTCTGCGAAAAACCTTTCAAGCTCATCATCACCAAACTGATCAACAGAATCAAGTTTACGTTTAGTTTCTTTTTTGATAACATTTATTTGACCTTTTAAATTTCTAATGGTATTGTCATAAGAGGCCATTTTGGCTTCTAATTCTTTTTCTACAGTTTGTAAACTGTCGTTAACCTCTTGTAACTCATTTAATTGAATTTGCATTAGGTTAATTTCAGTCTCGTATTGTGATATATCTACTACATCTGGTTCTTTATTCAAGATATAGAATATAGCAATAGCCGCAATACAAATTATAACTGTATTTATTCTGTTCAAAGCTTAACGCCTTTTAGTTTTTCGTATTCTTTCTTAGCTGCCTGAAATTCAGGTGTAAGATTTTTTAGCATTTGCAATGCTGTTTTTTTATTTTCTTCTGATTCAGATGTTTTATACAACTCAAGATGTGTTTTCATTTGATCTTGAAGCCGTTTAAAATCTTGAATGATTTTATCTTGTTTAGATGCTTTAGCTTGCATTTTTTTATCACCTACAGGTGCATTACTTTCTTCGCCTGGGATTTCAAGTTCAATATCATCATCTTCTAGCTCGTCTTGTTCTTGAACAGAATCTTTAACTACTTTAATTAAAGTTGGATAACGTTTAGCAAAATCTAATGCTTGATCATAATCCCCGCTAAATACTATATCATCTAATTCACTACCTTTTGTGTAAGATGTTTGGTCAGCTCCTGCTTTAAGTTCATCATCAGTATACCATTCGTTTTTGTTATCAGATAACTCTCCATTTTCTACATTATAGTATACTGTTGGAACTAAAAGTTCTACTGAATATTGTTGTTGAGAAGTTGTATTGCCCTTTTCGTTTTTCATAACGATTTTGGCAACATCTTCGATAGATTGAGAGTTGTCTAAAATCTCAATAGCATAGCTTCCTCCTCCATATTCATTATCATATGTAGTATATCTACTAATTTTATCTTTAATTTGATCTCGTAAACTTGTATCCTCTAATTGGGAGTATTGCTTCCATAGGGGTACAATTGCTTTTATTTTATCTTTAACTGAAAGTTCACCTTCAGGATAACGAGGAGTATTAGCTTCTGTAGTTAAAGCACCTTCATATTCTTCTTTATATAATTTTTCGTTTTTCCAACTACGAATACTAAAATTATCTTGCATGATATATATTTTATTATAAATATTTAAAATTGAATTACTCCAAGCATTTGCTCAATTCGCTCAGGTGTTGTACCCTTTAACATATGTACATTTTTACATCTATGTCCATAAGTGTTCATTGCTTTAATAATAGCTCTATCAATTTCTTCTCTATATTCTAAATCAGTTTCTCTAACACCATTATCTTCCATAACAGTACCTTCAGGAGAAATATAAAATAT